CCCATCTCGCTTTTGCACCTTTTCTGCCTGCGACACTTCGCTTGTTTCGATTCAGTGCCTGTTTTTTTCTCTCCTCCTCAGCTTGTGGACATATTAAAAGACCATCCTGTTTCTCGAACAAATGTTTTATCTTTGGAAATATTTTATTGATCTTGTCCAAAGAACAATTACACATCCTAGCTAATACTTCCATATCGGTAGGTATGGTATGTCCTCTCCAGCAATGTGAGTACAATAATATATAAGCACCTTGTTCTTCTAGGCTCAATCTCATTCTGTTGGGATCACTAATCCAATCTCCTGCATAAAATTGAAAACTAGGACTCTGTTCCGTTAATGGACTTTTTCTCATAAACTAAAAGACAAAACCTCCTTAATCAAATCTGGTGGAATTTTACCTCTATCTATTGAATTTTTTATTCCCTGCGTACCTGTCCTCGACCCTCGTGGTGCAGATTCGTGGCAGGGCATACCATTCTTGCAAGACTTTGCCACCTTAATCCACTTGGGGTTGTTAGTCCATATATCAGTAGGTTTCATATTTGTAAAACCATATTGGCAATAAGTAACTGTCGTGTATGGATAAAGTATTAAGTTTAATTTTCTCAATACGGCTCTAGGATTTTCAATATAAAAATGTTTAGGGTTTAGTTCGTTTATTATTTCCATTGTTTTTTTTATGATCTTAATAGCTTCTTTTGTTTTTTGATTAGCAGGTAAATAATCTTCTGGGCTTAATTTCTTATCTTCTTTGTAAACATATTTCCAATTTTTTCCCATAGATGCAACAGTAAATTGAGTACATGGTGGACTTGCCCATATTATATCTGGTTTGTATCCGTCCAGCATATCAATATTAAAGTCTAAAATATTAGCTACAATATCAGGCATTAATTCTTGGTCGAAATCAACAGTCAATGTTTTATGACCAAATTCTTTAGCTACTTTGCTAAAACTTTTAGTGCCTGAAAATAATTCTAGTGTCTTCATTCTATCTCCTTATTAACTAATCTTAATAGAATAGAATCCAGTTGTCAAAAAAAAAAGAAATGCACTTACTTACTTACTATCTTTATACTTCTACACTACTATATCTTGTACTTTTTTACTTTCTTACTTTCTTACTTACTTACTTACTTATAGGAAGTGAAGGGCTATCGAATCGCATTGCTATCGCATTGCAATCGCATTGCTATCGCATTGCAATCGCATTGCTATCGCATACATAAAACAACCATATAAAACAGGGGTAAAATGACATTTGAAAAAAAACCCTAAAAAACTCAAAAAAAAAAACATCATTGCTATGCGATTACCAAATAGCGTTGCTATGCGTTGCTATGCGATTGCATGCGATTGCTATAGAGTGGGAAACGGCTTACAGAAGATAGAGAAAAATGCCATTCCCCACTAAATAATGGGTGAAGTATTTAAGTCAGGTCTTATATATTCTACTTCATAATCACCTAGTTTGGCGATCTGAAATGCTCGGTATGGTGGTATAGCTTTCCACTTGGATACTGCTGGGTGCGAAATATTCAGCATGCGAGATAGGTTTCTACCTCCATATTTCCCGACTATCTCATTCTTTCTTTCAATAGCTAATTGGTACTTTGTTTGTGGTTCTATAATGTTATCCATACAGAAAGAGTAACCAAAAATTAACTAATATCAATTTATATTTGACAAACTAGAACCCTATAGTAGAATTAAGTAAAGTTAATGCTAGAAATCAACTTTTTATTTAGAGGAGAAAAATATGACAACATTAGTAGTAACAGCATCTGAGGGAAATACGGGGTATCCACAAGTTCCTATCGGGATGCACAACGCAAGATGTATCAAAGTTATAGGCTTGGGTACACAGAAACAAGAATTTTCTGGAGAAATATCATACAAGGAACAAGTTCTTATTATATGGGAAGTTCCAGATGAATTAAATAATGACGAACCCATGACCATCTCAAAGTTTTATACTCTATCTCTCCATGAGAAGTCTAATATGGGTGCTGACTTGTCATCTTGGAGAGGTAGAGCATTTACAGAGCAAGAGAAGAAAGGTTTCGACTTGATAAACATACTAGGTATTCCATGTACTCTTAATATTATTGAGGGCAATAATGGAAAATCAAAAGTGGTCAACGTATTACCTTTAGCTACAAAAGAAGAACTACCGAAGCAGTACAACGAAGATGTTTTCTTTTCGATAGAAGATTATCAACAGGGCAATCGTGAAGTCTTTAATCAACTGTCAGAAGGTATCAGAAAAATCATCTTACGTTGCAAAGAACTAGAGGGTTCGACTGTGGATATGGGAGACGGGAATAGTGCCGAATTAGGAGATGAATCAATACCATTCTAATATGAAACTTACTAACAAATCTAATTTACCGGAAGCTATTGTAAATGCAGTAGCCAACGATCCCTACAGTAGCAAGGGTAGCGATATTAGTACCACTCGTTTAATATCTCCTCCTAGAATAAGGGTATTAGAGAAACAACATCAAGACGAAATAGAAGAAGATGTTGCTGACAAGATTTTTGCCTTAATCGGAAGTTCAGTCCATTACATGATAGAACGAGCAAAGACTAGAAAAGACCTAGCCGAGAAAAGATTATTTTACAAAGGCAAGGAAACTAATGGATGGACATTAAGTGGCCAGTTCGATTTATTAAGTAAAGGTGCTTTAATAGATTTTAAAGTTACATCTGCTTGGTCAGTTGTTGATGCAATGGGGAAAGGGAAGCCTGAATGGGAACAACAATTAAACGTCTTAGACTTTCTTTGCCGACATAACCCAGATGAATTAAAAATATATAAAAAAAGGGTACAACCAAAATCATTAGCCGTTATGGGCATCATGCGAGATTGGTCTATAAGGCAAGTTCAAAAGTCCGACAACTATCCTAAACAACAGGTCATGATGATCCCTATAAGAAAATGGAGTGAGCAAGAACAAAGTGATTTTGTAACTGCTAGGATTAAAGCTCATCAGGATGCAGAAACTGGAGCATTGCCTTTATGCACAGCTAAGGAAAGATGGGCAACAGATAATAAATATGCCATCTATAAAGATGGTAGAAAAAATGCTCTCCGTTTATTAGATACAAAGGAACAAGTAAAACAATATCTCAATGATAACGATTTGACAAAGGGGTATAAGATTGTTTTAAGAAAAGGGGAAGATATAAGATGCCAACATTATTGCAATGTTAATAAATTTTGTGATTATTATTTGGGAGGTGTAAAATTTTAAGTAAGCCGAGATTGAGTTCTAGTGCTAATCTCTTAGCTTTCTTCGTTACCAAACCAATGTTGAGCAAAACTCAATCTACGAAAGGAGATTCTAACTGATGAGAAACTTTTTTACAACCATATCAAGTGATAAATTAAAACTTATTGTCCACCTAAAAGATTATTCTTCTTTGCAGACCTACCTTAATTTTGTTTTTAACAATGCAAAAAAACTTCCTGTAACTAAGGATATGTCTAATACTAAGTCAGCTAGTCTCGAAGAAATTATTAAAGTCTCATATTATTTAGGTTATAAACATGGACAAGATTTCATGGATGGAAAACGACCTCAAGATAATCAAAAAGATGATATCAAAACAGTCTACACAGCTTATGAGGAAGAATGATGATAACAAAAAAACGTCATTCAAAAACAACTTGAATTATTATTCGACCATTTATCAAAGAATAAAGTATAATAAATTTATAAAAGGAGAGTGCGTATATGATTAAATTAGTGAAGTTACTAAAAGAACCTTCCACTTATGCTGGTCTTGCTGGTCTAATGCTCGCCATTGGTGTCTCTAATGAAAGCTGGACTGTTATATCAACTGCCATTGCAGGTGCAGCAGGTTTAATAGCTATGTTTTTAAACGAGGGAAAATGAGATTTCAACTTATTATTTATGACCATGAAAACAAGAAGGTTATAGATACAAATAGCATTATCACTACGGATATTGACGAAGCAAGACTTGAAGCAGATAAATATTTTGAGGATTTAGGACTCACACAAAAAGATATTACTTTGGAGTTGAGAGATGTGGGCTAAATTGATAAGTAATATAATTTCTGATTTATTGAATAAAGGACTTGCTCTATTAATGGGGTTTCTCCAAAAGAGAAAAGTGCAAAGATTAGAAAAGCAAGTCCGTAACATGAAAGATAAGATCATAATCCTAAAACACGAGAAAAAAACTCAGCAGAAAATAGATGATTGGAAACACAGGTTGAAGAATAAAGAATCGGATAACTTTATAACGGAGCTGAACAAGATAAGAAACGGATGAGATATTTTAAATTGTATTTATTAGGATTAATCTCACTTGCATTGGTGTTTCTAATAAACTTTAGCCCATTCCATTCTTATTGGTGAGGAAATAGTGATAAATCCTCTTAGACGCATTTTAAAGCATCATAAGCCACCTTTCAGCATAAAAGCATATGTTTATACTGTTTTAATAGCAATATTCCTTATTTCATGCTCTAATTTAACCCATTCTAAAAGGGAACTTCCAAAAAAACTTACATATACAAATATTGAGTTTGTCAATTGTAATTCTCCTGAAAATTTGCAATACTTATGTCTAAGCAAGGAAGATGCAGAGATATCTGTAATTGATTTTCGCAGATGTCAAGAGCAAAATTCCTTATTAAGAGACTTATTGGATGGAAGCTGAACTTATTTTATCATTATTTAACCAAGCACCTTTGTTAGGTGTTCTTGCTATTATCTATATGATGAATAAAAATGGAAAAACAAAAAATGGGAATGGAGCTAACCTAGAATTAACAAGGGCTATTTCTACTTCTTTAGACAAAATGGCAGATGCACAAGTCGATGCTAATAAAATAGCTGAACGCAGAGCTAGGGGATTTGAAAGATGGCTAGACGTGCAGTCCAGTCCGTTTCAAACAAGAAACCGAAAGTAGACTGGGCAGATATCCTACTGACTCAGATATTGGATGACAATTCTATAGTAGATAGCAATTGGTATAGAGAGCCTTTACCTGTTCCTGTAAGAGAACATAAATTCCACCACATAAGAAGATGGAGGTTTGACTTAGCTTTTTTAAAAGAAAGATTAGCTATTGAAATCGAGGGAGCTGTGTGGATCATGGGTAGGCACACAAGAGGTTCTGGGTTTGTAAAAGACATGGAGAAATACAATGAAGCTACTTTTTTAGATTGGAAGCTATTAAGATTTACTCCAAATGATGTCAAGACAGGGAACGCATTAAAATTTATAAATAAATATTTCAGGGGAGAAGAACATGACTGAAGACCAAGTAGAAGGCTCTTTCGTAGAACTCTACGATAATTTCTTAAAGCTGAATCTATACATACAGAAAACCTATAAAAAAGACACAACGATTAAGAGTCATTTAGAACCCATGTCATTAAGTTTTGAAGATTTAGCAGAGCATTATTATTGGAAAGAGATTAGAAGAATAAATGACAGCAAAAAATCAGAATCACATTAGGACGATTTTCATATCGGACTTGCATATCCCTTACGAGGACAAAAAAGCATTGTCTCTGGCTATGGAAATAATCAAAGACTATAGATTGACAGAGCTTGATAATATAATCATCGGTGGAGACCTAGTAGATTTTTATCCGTTTTCGTCCTTTCCTACTGACTTATTAAAATCGAGTATAGACAATGAATTATCACAAGCTCAAGAATGGTTAAACGAATTAAGAAAGATAGCAAAAAATACTCCGATGTATTTCTTTAGAGGAAACCATGAGGAAAGATTACAAAAGATGGTGTTGACAAAACTCCAAGCGATGAGTCCTATGCTCTACAATAAACTTTCTTTGTGGCAATTGTTTGATTTAAAAAAGTTTGATATCAAGTTTGTAGAGACTCCATTCACCTTAAATAAAAAATTGTATTTTGTGCATGGTCACGAAAAAAGGAGTATGGGTCAACCCCAACACATTGCAAACTTACAACTCAAACACTATAATCGTTCTATAATTTTCGGGCATCACCACAGATTCGATATGACACTTTCCACACAGTTAGACTCGTCTCTACTTGGAGCTTGGGCAAATGGTTGCTTGTGTGATCTATCCCAGATGCCGACTGGTCTTTATTCAGCTTTTGACAATACACAAAAAGGAATAACGATAGTCTATGAAAAGTCAGGTGGACTATTTAGTGTCCAACAACATATTTTTATCCCTAATAAAAAGAAAGGTTATGAATGTATAGTCAACGAAAAAGATTATATTATTTGAGTCTCATATAAGAAAGTAAAGCCCATAAAATCATCACACTAACAGTAATGGTCATGGCAATAACTGTTAATAAGATGTTTTTAAACATCATTAACCTGCTTCAGCAATAGTGTCCACTTCTTCTTGAATCCAAGTAGGTATATCAGCAATAGTTGTTCCACCCGTTATTGTCTTTGGATATCTTGTCTTAACATCTAGTATATGAGTCTCGAAAGAGCCATCTGCTTTGTATTGCATATCTAATTGGTCGCCAATAGGAGCATAGCCATCAACACCAGTTCTTAGTGTTACATAGTCTGGCTCAATTATATCAGCACCTTCTATGATTGATATTGTATTTATCTTAACATCTCGCAAGAATTGTTGATAATCTCTGTTATCGTTTACTCGTGGAATAAAAGCTCCATCAGAGAGTCTTTTTATTGAGTCTGTGTTTGTTAATTTGTACATAATAATCTCCTACAGCTCTGCGTCAGCAGAAAAATGATATTTATAACTATTTTCAGCTCCACTACTAAGTTGTAAATAACCACCCCCATGTACATTATCTTGGGCATATGAACTAATACCTTGTGCTGCGGCATCACTAACCCTATAAACTTGAGCTGCTGTACCATTTACTGCGTGATATATAACTACTGTAGGAGCTGTTCTTTTTTCAACTGTATAATAAGGGCCAGGAATTTCTGAAGTTACAACTCCCCCAAGTGCTTTTGATATATAACCTGTAACAAAACTTCCAACACCTGGTACTGTACCAACTGGATATGAAGATTCAAAATATCTCTTACATTTTCTTAAAGTATCTCCAAAACTTTCACGAACAAAATCAGTAGCCGAACTTCCAATTTCAATTTGGATTCCTGTTATTTCATACCAATCATTAGCTCCAGCAGTTCCAGTTGGAGTTGTTACTATTTGAAAAACTAATTGGTTAGAATCTGTTGGAACAACACTTCCACCTGTAAATTCATATCTTACCCAACTTGTTGTTATTGCCTGATTAGTAGCTCCTATTACAGCAACAGCACCTGATAATCCTGCCATCAAAGTTTGGTTAGTACCAGTACCAGAATATACAGCAACACTAATATAACTACTTGTTGGAGAAAAGTTTGCTCCTGCTTTTGCCCAAAAACTTAAGGTAATTGTTTCTCCTGCAGCTCCCACACTTGCACTACTTTCACAAGGTTGCGAGAAATATTGGGGGTCTACTGCTGTGCCACTATCTCTTGCCAATTTTATACTATGTTTGAATCCATCGGGAGCATCTGTTACTTGTGATATTGTCCTATTAGCAGCTGGAGTATATGTATAAAATCTATCTAATAAATATGTTTGAGCTGCAGTTGTATGGCTTGTTCCTCTTTGTGCAACTTCCATTGCTCCATTAATTATATAATTACGACTTGTTGAACCTGCTGAAGTATCAACATATGCTTTAATGGATTGTTGGGTCGCTAACATGGTAGCACTATTGCTTGCCATATTATCTTCATCCTTACAATCTGAAATATTAGCTGTAGTAGGAAAATCTATACTTCTACTATTTAAGTCCAAGTCTCCACCAAGTTGTGGTGTGGCATCATTTACTAAATCTGTACTTCCTGCATCTGCTCCACTATAACTAAAATGAACTCCTACTCCATCAGTATTTGAAAAACTACCAGAACTTACAACATGTGTTACTGGCACTTTCGTATATCCAGTTGCATCTGTAACTCCACCACTTATTTTATATATTGCGTAACTACCTGCAGTTCCTTCTTTAGTTATTGTTACAATACCTCTAGATACAGAGTTAGATACATCATCCCAACTTTGCACATAACCAGAGATATCTGCACTTGCATCATCTGCATCATCTACATATAGAATTGATACACTAGCCAATGTTCCATTATTAAATGCAATTTTACCTGCTCCAGGGTCAGCATCAGAAGTCGAACTATTCCATGTCATTGATAATTGTGAGTTAGTTCCTGCTGTACCAGTTGAACCAGTAGAACCTGTTGAACCTGTCGAGCCAGTCGAGCCTGTCGAGCCAGTTGAACCTGTAGTACCCTTATCACCTTGTCGTGTAAAATGTACTGATAGATTGTCAGCTGCAGAAAAAGTATTATTAGAAACCAAATGTGTAACTACTAATTTATTATATCCACTAGCATCGGTTGAAGAACCTGTTACAGAGAATCTTGCGTAAGTCGTAGGGTCATTAGTATCAACGATATGTAAATAACCTTTAATCGTTGATGTGGAATCATCCCAAGTTATCGTATCAGCTTGAGTTGTAGCACCATTAGCATCTACATCATCTATATAGATTGCTGTTGCTGATGCGTATGTTCCGTTATTAAAACTAATCTCACCTGCTCCAGGATCTGCATCTGATGTGCCTGTGTCAAATGTATAAGCATATCCAGATATAGCACCATCATCACCCGTTCTCGTAAAATGAACGGATAAGTTATCTGCTGCTGAGAAGGTGTTATTTGAAGCTATATAAGTAACAGCTAACTTGTTATACCCAGATGCGTCAGTAGAATCAGCCGTTACTGAAAATCTTGCATATGTAGTAGGGTCATTTGTATCTACTATGTGCAAATATCCTCTTGTATTGGCAGAACTATCATCCCATGCCAAAACATCTGTTGAAGTTGTTACTCCATTTGCATCTGCATCATCGATATAAATCGCAGTAACACTACTATAAGTACCATTATTGAATCGTATATCTCCACTTCCAGGATCAGCATCCGTAGTAGATGTATCAAAATTGTAAGCATATCCTGGAATCGCACCATCATTTCCAGAAGCAGTAAAGTGTACTGATAGATCATCCGAAGCTGAGAACGTATTATTTGATACTATATGAGTAACAGTTAGTTTATTATATCCGGATGCGTCTGTCGAAGAACCTGAAATCTTAAATTTTGCATAAGTAGTCTTATCGTTGATGTCAACGATTTGTAAAAATCCTCTTGTTCCTGCTGTACTGTCATCCCATGTGATGGTATCTGCTTGTGTGGTCACTCCATGTTGGTCAGCATCATCTATATATATTTCTGTAACACTTGAATAAGTACCATTGTTAAATGATATATCTCCAGCTCCTGGGTCTGTATCACTTGTGCCTGTATCAAATTTGTAAAAATAACCTGGCGATACTCCATCTTCACCAGTAGCAGTAAACTGTATCCATATCTTGTCATCTGCTGCTAAAGCACCAGAACCATCTACATAACTGACTGTTAATTTTGTATATCCTGAAGCATCTGTAACAGCTGCAGTTATCTTAAAGACATGCCATATGTTTAAAACACCAGCTTTTACTATTTTTATCCTACCTCTGTTAGTAGGGTTTGCCGATACATCATCAAAAGACTGCACCCATGCTGATACATCTGTACCATTATATTCTAAATCATCTACATATATGATTGTCGCTGATGCGATAGTAGCATGATTAAGACGGACATATCCTGCACCTGGGTCTGCATCAGTCGTAGTCGTTGAATATTGGAATAAAGCACTATCTCCACCAGCTGGTAGAAAATCTGCTACGACTGTTAAATCACCAGATGAATCGAACCCTAACGTCTTACTGGCCCTATCTGTAGCACTATCGGTAAACTCACTAGATGTGATGGTATTAGTCCTTGAAAGTTTAATAGACCTATCGACTTCTTCTTGTAATTCTTGTGCTATAGATAAGTTTTTATCAAATGCACCTTCTACACTATTCGCTGTAAATGGATCATTTTCTACTAAATCCACAGCTTGTGTCTGAGTAGTGGAACGTCTTAATACTAGAGTTTCGCCAGAAGCAGGAGCTGTTTCCATAGTAACATTTCCACCTGTAGTTACACCTACACCACTTACTGTATAGTGAGTAGTCTTAGTTTTAACAGTCTCTACTCCAGCAGATGAACGTATTATTACCTGAATATCATCATCATCTGATATTTTAAAGGTATAGGCAAAGACTGTTGTGCTAGCATCTCCTGAATAGCTATTTTTAATAGTTGTTGTCGATATTGTCATAATATATTCCTCATTATTGTATCATTAAATTTTATTTGTTCCAATTACTGTTTCATTTTCTTTATTTTGGTTTTTTTCTATTGTTTAAGAACCATTTCACGGCTTCCCATCCGTATCTTGCTTCCATAGCCATTAGTTTATAAACTTCTTCTATTTCGTCATATAATTGATCTGCTTCTATCGTTCCTTTTGGCATACTTCGCCACAATTGCAATGCTCTAGCTTGTTCATTAAAAGGTTTCAAATATGTATCTGCCAAAGATATAAGCTCTTCGTAATAGTGTAATTCCTCATCAGATAAATATGCCTCAGCAGTAAAAGAAGAAGCTCCTGGTAAATTAAATTCGACCCCCTCGTCATGTTTTTTTTTGCTTTTATAGGTAGAAACTTTTTTTTGTGCTTCATCATAAACTTTATAGATTTTTGTTATTTGACCAAAATTTGCATTTGGATACCTTTTGATTACTACTTTTATAATAGGCCATTCATGTAAATTATCTTCCCATTCATTTGACCATGGTTTTACAGGAGAAGGTATAGGTACTCCTATCTTTATTAAAAATCTTTCTGTATATCTAATTATATCTGTTCCCAGACCACCAGTCCATGTACCAATAGCATCATCTATTTTTAGAGGTGAACCATACTTGTTTCCTGTTAATTCACCTATTTTTTTCCCTATGTATTTTGAAAATTCAGTTGTATTAGCACCATATTGAAAAGGAGCTTCTACATGATCTTCCATATAACGTGAAACTATCTTTCCACCAAAAAATAAATTACGATTTGTCATATAATGAAGCAAAGGCTTGACAATAGTTGGCCAAGGCATAAGAGTAGAACCAAACAAACCAACGTGTTCGTCTATAAAATTATCTTTAAATTGTTTAAGAGAAACAGGATCTTCTTTTCGCCACCAATCCATTAAAGCTTTTGTTCCATTAGAAAAAAATGAAACTGCATCATATCCCTTAACTATTCTAAAAACTACCAATTTATCTCCAATTCCTTCAATCCAATGCCAATGATACCATTTGTCAGCTTCATCCAAATTCTCATATACTTGTTTTTTTTCAGGGTCATCTTCATCATTATTTATTAGCTGCTCAAGTATAGTAGGAAGAATAAGAAATCTTGTTATATTCATAGCAAGCTTGCCTGCTCTATCATTAAATAGTTCAAAATATTTATATAGACCTAGTATTCTAGGATTAAAAAATTCTGAAACAGCATTTAGTCGCATACTTTGTATTCCACCCTTTTGAAAATCAAGACTAACTTCTCTAGCTTCTAAAGCTGCCATTGCTAATAAGTCTCTTTCACTTAAATGAGGATATTCCTTGCGAAGACGTGGCAAGGTCATTTTTAAATCCCCAACTCTAGTATAAGTTTCTATATGTTCACTTGTAGCTCTTAAAAGTTCCAATCCACGACCAGGAGTTAATTGGTTGTACCATTTTCGTTGCTTTAAAATATTTTGAACATCTCTACTTAAAAAAGTCCTATCGGCAGTTGTTATAAATGATTGTAGTCCACCTCCTTTAACAAAATCTTTATAAAGATCTGTCCTTTTACCTGATTTGATACCTCTCATAGTAAAAAATCCACCAATAGCCGTATCCCAAACAGGCCAAAAATTATTTTTTGAAAATAAAGCTGCCTCTAAAGTACCACGCACAGGGTTTCTCACCATGCTAAAATCTGGGTCTAAAACAGCACCTGCCCTTGCCCATTTTGTAGGAGCTGTAAACCAAGAATTATGTAAATATGTAACTACAGGATCTTGATCCCTAAAAGCATCTGACAATTCTTTTCCTACTTCCCATATTTCTTTTACACCATCTCTAAAAAAAACTATTTCAGTTTCTCCTCTACGATACCCTTCTGTATTAAAAAAGTATGGATCTCTTTCCCCCGTTATATCAAGAGCTTTTGAATCTTTATTCTTAGGCAATTTTTCTTTACCATAATTTTTATCTTCTTTACTTTTACTATAGACAATATCTTTATAAAACTCTGGATTAATTTCTTGTGCTGCTTCTATCTTTTTAATAAATTCATTTAAAACATAATTTTTTTCTGCCATTAATAATATATCGTGAGCATTTTCAAATATTGTTTGGTGTGGGTCGAGAACTTGATAGTGTTCTTTCGTTCCTTTCATGGTATGAATAGGCGATTTAATTTTGCCACTTAATTGAAGCTTTCCTGAAGCATCTTTTATAGGTAAGCCAGTTTTTTCATCAATTTTTAATACCCTTCTGAAAGAAACAAAATCTTTGTTATGTTCTGCTAAATATTTTGCCGTACCTTTTGAGAAAAGTCCTGCTCCTTCTCCGTATATAATAGGTGCAAGAACAAACTCATGATAGTCTTTAGCAAAATCTTTAATTTCTTTTCCATATTTAGCTTCTAATTCTTTTACAGCTTTTTTAGCTTCTATAACACTTTTTTTATCAGTTATTCCTTTTCTTATACCTTTTATCTCTGCTACTTCAACTATTCTTAAAGCAATTACATACCAAGCAGACTCTTCGTACCTAACAAGTCTTTCTTTATAATCTTTATAATCTGTAATAAACTTATAAAATTCTTTGGCTGGTTTTCCTAATGGTTTACCTTGAAAATCAAAAGTACCATAATCGGTAAAATAAAACACTTTACCCAACTGTCCTGGAGACAATCTAGCCCAATGATAAGCAGTAGGCCCACCTTTTACAAATTCTACCCCTACTTTTTTAGCTTCGTCTAATACTCTTTTTATAGGATATTTTCTATCAAGCCATTGATTTCTTATATTATTCCAAGTAGGTAGCGTAAAAACTTTTTTAGATACTGTTATATTTAAATTGGTAATTTTTTCTATATGTTTTTGAGCTGGGCTTAAAATACGATCTGTTCGTTCAGACAAAAGATTAAATGTTTCAAACGCATGTGTCATTAGCTTAAATTCTTCTAATCCTACTAATTCATCTTTTTTTCGTATTAATTCTTCTCGTTTTCCGATTGTTATTAGATCTTCCATACGTTTTCGACCAAGAGTTTTTTTACCTGTTATTACAGTTTCGCCCAATTCTGTTTCCAGTTGTTCTATACGATCCTTTAATGTTTTAATATCTTTATTGTATTTCCGAACTTCTGGGCCTTCTAACTCTCCTAACTCTCTAAGAGTTCTTTCTATTTCTATGATCCTATTATTTCTAGCTTCATCTATAGCAGAAGTTATTTCTTTGATAGCAGTTTCAACTTTATTTAACTCTTTTTCTAAAGCAGAAATTTTAGCTCGTTTTGCAATTTCACCTGCAATTTCAGATGTTTTCTTCTGTGCAATCTTCCAGATGGAGATGAGTAGTGCATCATTTTCAGGAATAAAAACTACTTTAATTGTTTTAGCACCTTTATCTATTTTTTGATAATATCTATTATTTCCATCTTTAATTATTATCTTGCCACCTTCTATTGTAACTACTACGGGAGCATCTGGTGTTCTTGATTCAATTTTCCCAACTGTAGAAATAATTTTTTCTCTTGGAACTATTGATGTAACTAATTTTATTGGTAATGTTTTTTCTGCATACATAAACTCATCTGCAGTTTTAAACTTCCTTGCTTCTTCTTCGAGAGAAAGCATTTCTTCTTTTTTAATAGATTTTTCTACAGATTCTTCTACTTTAGTAAGTATTTTGTCACTTTTTATACCTTTTTTCTTTTCTGTTTCTATTGCATTAAATATTTTTTGTTGTTGTTTATTCTCAATAGTTGTGGGGTCTTTTTTCTCTTGTTCTAACAATTCTTTTAATTCAGTTTTTAAATTTGTAATTTCAACTTCTGTTTTTTTGGCATCCTCTCTAAACCTAAATACATTTTTTGTTACAAAATCCTCAACCCTAGTTTTTTTCTCTCCTATCCATGAAAGAATTTCTTGTGGACTATATGTATCTTTTTTTATATTTTCAAGGTCTGTCATCTTATTGTCAATCATCTTCTTTTGCTTAGTTGAGTCAATTTTTTCAGGAACTCCCTTAAATAAAGGTATATTAAAAGGTAACAAAATAAGAGCTAAATGAATATAGTCATCTTTTTTAGGCATTTCTTTACTAATCAATGCACCCATAGCTAAATAACTGGTATACTGTGCAGCAAATTTGGCTATAGCATCTTTAGTAACAGGCAGATATTTTCCTATTGTTCCTTTTAGGCCCATTCCTCCGACATAAGCTCTTGCACCTGCTGCTATTCCTATCTGTAGACCTGCCTCATGTCCAGGTTTTACCCCATACTCTAAAAAAATAGCCCACCATTCATCAAAATCTTTTATTTTACCTCGTTTAAGTGCTTCTAAATACATATATTTTAAAGAATCAACTAAAAATCCAGAAGTATAACCACTTGCCATTGCTGCTAATCGTGGACTCCTCAATTTATAGCCCAGATAAGCACCAGGAATTGCACCTAATATATAGTATGGAAGATCGACTCCTATCATTGTCAATGTCGATATTGCCCTTTCTAAATGCCTTTCGTCTGGATAATTTTTTGGGTCATATGCTTTGAGGCTGGGGTCTGCCCATCCCCACCAAGCAGTTTCACCATCTTGGTGATATTCCTCTGATGCGTTATGTAAGGTCATACCAACACCTTTTTTAAGTGCCTCCGTGAGATTAAACTCCTTACCTACCCATTCTTCTTTTTGTTTGAGCCACCAATTATCAATAGGAATGATATCACTCATAGATGGTTCTTTATCACCAAGCCCAAGCTCTTTATCTATTAGTTTGTCAGACGCACCAGCATGTTCTAACAGAAGATTTCTTTCGTAAAGGTTATCATCTTTTTCTATTAGTTTGTCAGACGCACCAGCATGTTCTAACAGAAGATTTCTTTCGTAAAGGTTATCATCTCCAGATTTCTGCCCTTGAATTTCTAAGCTAATATCATATTCTTCATCTGTCATCTGTTATCCTTGTAAGCTTCTATCAGCTTTCTTGCCTTAACATACTCTTTCCATTGTTTTTGTTTCTTTTTGTCACCAAGCCATTTTTTATAGTCTTCTGATTTTATATATTCTTCATAACTACTATCTTCATCCATTAGTGGTGGAAGAAATTTGAGAATGGTTTCGCTATATTTCCCTCGCGAAAACTCACGAAAAGCATTTAGTTCGTCTCGTGAGGCAACATGAAAATCTCTCCATATATATATTGAATCACCCTTTTTTACACCATACTCTAGTAAATCTACTTCGAAACGTATGTCAGTTTCAGGATCTTGTAATTGCAATTTGCTGTACCCCTGCAACCTGCCAGCTATATAATTATTTTCTGCTTTCAATAACATACCTGTTACTTCTTGACTATACGCAGGATATCTTGCTATTCTACTTTGATTTTCGTCACGGGCTAAAACTCCCCATGCCCCATCTGCCCATGCACCAGCAGTTTTAATTTGATTAAATTCACTACTATATATATTAATTTTTTGAGTATTTTCTCCATGCAATTTTTGTCTTTGATTATTAGCGAAAGGAGATGATATTAAATTAGCTGCTTCTAAATCATTCATTGATTTAGTTATTGTGGTGCTTATACCATCTTTAAGATATGTAACGTCAATTAATTGACTATCTGATCTAATGCTTTTGTCTAAAATCCCGTTACGGATTATAGTTTCAATTTGGAAATTCTCTGGTGTCGTTAATTCTCCTTTTAATGCTTTTATAAATAAATTTCTAAGGCGTTGTTTCCTCTCTGTCGGGGTAACCCCTTTAAAATTAATATTCTCATCAAACCACTCTAAAGTAAATTCTTTTCCTGCTCCATTTGTAATTGCATCCAGAGCTACACTAAATTTAGCACTAATAGCCATATTATGCTTATCAAACTCTATCTTATCTTGTCTTAGTTGGTTAATAGATTTTCCTTGCAAATGATTGATAAGTATATTTCTTGTATTTAAGTCTAAATCTTTCCCAAAAAACTTTCTATGGACATACTGGCCAGTCACATTTTTTTGCTGTATTTTATCTAACAAAAATGTAAAATCCATTTTTCCATCATTTCTAATTGCTAAAAGCTTCTTGTCTTCGCTGATAAATTCTTCAAAACCACTACCATCTTCTGGTGAACCACCATGAGTTATTGCTTTTAACCAAGTTACTATGCTAAACTTCTCATTATCGTTCTTTAATTCCGTGTCACTTATAACTTCATCATTTCGAGCTTTTACAATACTAGCATTCAAATCTTTAGTTAACATATCAATCTGTTCCCAATACTGAATACTTGGAGTTATACCATCGACAAGAAGATATACGCTGCTTTTACTATCTTCATATACTTGTAAGTTTCTAATCTTTCCCCAACCAGTTTTCGTTACATTGAATCGTATATCTGACCAGAGTTTGTTTTGAATATTTTCACTTAAATATCTATTTTTATATCTTTTCCCACGTTTTTCATTTCCATTGCTTTTTGACTTAAAAATTTTATTAATAGCTTTATCTCTAGCTTCCCAAAACTTCTCTTTAAATAAATCTAACTCGGCAGAACTATACTCATATAGTTGTTCAGGATTTGATTCTAATTTTTTTACGAACTCTAAATATAGTCTTTTATCTTCAGCTGATAAGCGAGTAGTAGTATTTATTATATCTTCTTCTATTTCTGCTAAATTTCTTTGTGCAATTCTATAATTAACATTATCAAGAACTCGTGTAATTTTTTCGAAATCTGGTCTGTTTCTTTGAACATTAGAAATAAGATTAGATATATCATTTAATTTAGTAACAGGAACTTCATCTTTGTACTCTTTTATATTACGTTCTGTTCCCCCACCTTTAACTTGTTTTGGTATTCCCTCAAAACTCATTATCCCCACACCTTATAAGCTACTCCAGCTTTTCCTAAACCATCTAAGAGAGATAATTTCCTATTCCATGCTTCATTAGCCAATGCTCCCGTTAATTGAATATCTATATCTTCTAATGTCTGAGTAAGACCTTTATTGTTCCAAAATTTTACTTCTTCTAAATTATTAACAACTTGTTTTTCTTCCATTAATGTAGAACCAACACCTAAAGCAACACCTCTTGCTCCACCTCTTGCTCTTTTTTCTCCCATAATAGCAGCTGCTCTTTGTGCTGCTATTATATTAGCTTGCATTGCTTTTTGTTTAGTGCTTCTTTCTCGCCACTTTGCAGCTCTTTTTAAATTTCGTGCTTGATGTAAACTCCCCATAAACGACACAGCTGAACTTGCTATAATCGAACTAGCTATTGCAATAGCAATCCAAGGAACAAAAGATGGTATATTCGTTTCTTCGATTGGTTTACCAGCACCACCATATGCTTTTAAAAGACCAGCTTCTTTTTTATTGATATAAGCTAAAAATTCACCTTTTGGTGCATACCTTTCAAGTAATTCTTTAGCTTCTTTTATTTTTTGTTGTTCTATTTTATCCACTTGTTTTCAACGTTCCTGTTATTGCTATTACTGTCATCGGCAATGGCTGAGTCTGTTTGACAGTAACCTGTCCTTCTCTATCCCATCCCAAATTCGTTACTCTTTTATCCCCTGTAAATGCTGTAATCGGTGAACCCATATCCATTGCTGATGTCCTAAATGGTATCTGGTCGCCATTTACAGTCGCACCTACTGTTTTATATAGTCGTACAATGACTTCATTATACCTTTTTTTTCTGCCCTGTGCTTTAGAGCCTGTAGATGCACCAGCTTCTATCCTCATAGTCTTTAAAGTTGAAACATATCCTAAGCCTACTTCTATTGTCTTTGATGCAAATGTACTAGGTAAATCAATAGTTACTGCACCACTTGATACTATCTGCGTAGGATGAACAGCATCATCTATTAGTATTTGTACTGTTTCACCTTCTAAATGGTCAAGAGCTGTTACTGTTGTAGATGAACCTGTAACAGTTCCCGACAAAGCAGAATCCTGATTTATCGTACTATCAAGATATTCGACATATTTTACTGTTGCTGTATTTACTATCCTTTGGACTATGATCCATACTTGATTTTCTGTCGATTCTGTTATTGACGTAATGCTTTTTACTTTTGCTTGACTTTCATCTACTTTAGCTAATCGCACAGAATCCTGACTTGATACTGTTAAATATCCAGTCGCACTATGCGATGCTTCTCTTATTGTCACCACAGCAGATGATACTGTAGCTGTAAAATCAGTATGAGTATTTATAGTAGTCTTTAAATTAGTAGCTGTAGCATTATTGCTTGTTTCTATTTTAAATTCATCTGTACCTGCTGTACCTGTAGTCGAGGTAAAAGTAGTAGTCGTTCCATCTGATTTAGTAAATTTTAATTTCATTGCTGATGCAATATTAGCATAATCACTAACTGTAATAATACACTCTACTCCTCTACCACCTAATATATGCCTATGCCATCCAATAACATCTTGTTCTCTTTCATAAGTCATACCTAATAACGTGCCATCATTTCTTACTGCCCAATATATCTGTCCAGGCTCTTGTGCATAATCTACATCCACTACCCCACCTTCAGTAATATGTTCTGCAAGTAATGTTAGATCAGGAGCAACATAAGCATCGTTTTGGAAACTATATGATAATTCTCTGACTTTTCGTTGTTGTCTTTGTAAAAACAATATACTAGGGCCGATTTGTATTGGTTGAGCTGAATAGTTACCAAATGTAGTCTCTTGTTTAATATTTACATTAGTAGGTTTTAATGGTTCACCAACGGGTCTATCAACTCTAAATTCACCACCTGCTGTTCCTATCATTAAATCTCTAATAGGAGCTAACCATCTAATCAGATTGACTCTATTGGCAGCAATAGTATAGATAAAAGCATCTGCAGCACTAGCATCTCCTACATCAAATTCTTCATATGCACCAGATTCAGATGCCCATATTGTCTGTGGATAGTTAGTAGAACCTGCAAAGACTAATCGTTGTTCAAAAAATGATACAGCACCTGGCCATCCTGTAGCATCTGACCAAGCTCCTAATGCCCAAGTTATACTTCCAGAACTTGTTGCAGCTACTGTTATCGTCCAAGTTACGACAGTCGTATTTGTTCTTGCCGTTATCTTTCCCCAACCATCTCCTAACTTGACTAACCTACCAATATCATCATCATCAAAACCATCACCATCATTGACTCCTGCTGTTGCAGATGCAGTTAAAGTCCTACCTGTTCCTACAGTCGTAGCACTTGTCGTAAAAGTCGTTGTTGTCGTATTAGTATCTAAAAATGGCCCGACCTGAAAATCTACTTCTGTCAAAGTCCAAGTTGCATGCCCTGTCCTTGCTAATTTTGATGGTTCATGAGATGGATGGACTATATACATAGTATCAGCAGATTGTGCGAATTGTAGATCAAAGACTTGTGCAGAAGTATAATTAGTAGATATCTCATAAACTTTTTGTGCTACACCTGCCGAAGCATATGCTGTATACCCCGATGTATCGATGACTATATCAAAAGTATGAGTTGTCTTGTTGGCTACGACAAATCTCCTTCCATTTACTTCTGTCATCCCGACTACACTATTAATCCAAACATGGTCGCCATTTGAATATCCATGTGAACTAGCAGTAACTACTCCTGGATTCGCTGCAGTTATACCTGTAATAGTCTTATCAGGTTCTACTATCTGTCCATTATCTTTAAAAAATCTTATATATTGGTCACCAAATTCTAAAGCATATGATTGTGTTACGCTAAATTCAAAAGGAATTAATCGTGTAATATCTGCTGAGTTTTTTACTTCACAGACAAATCTGCTTCCGTATCTTCTTTCTACACCACCTTGTGGAAATACAGTCATATTCTCTAAAGTTTCAAGACCATTCGCATATTTATCAAAATCTACTTGTCCTGCTAATTTTGGAGTCAGTTCTCCTGCTGTAAAATTTGATTGAAATGGATGTACTACTGTTGAACCTGTTGTCGCCATTATTTTCTAAAGTCCGTTAATGTATCAGAAACCAAGTCGTCCATAAAGCCTTCTTGTCCATCAATACTACGAGCTTCAGAAAGTTTTAACTGATAAAGTTTCTGCATCTGTGCTTGTAAAGTTGCACTATTAGTTACTGGAAATGATAATTCCAAAGCTAATTTTGCTGTTAGTGTATCTACAAACAAGGAATCAAATTGAGCTGTGTCTGCAACTTTTGCTACATATAAAATTTTTGCTGTACCTTCATCTGTTAATAAAACCCTACCTGTACCAGATAGATATTCTACCTTAAATATGTAATCCTGATATTCCATAGACAAAACCCTTAGACAATAAGGATCAGTCGGTAAAGAATACTGATACGCATATTCATATGTAGGAGTTGCTGAAAGTTGGGCCAAAGTTGCCCTTGTAATTGCAAAATTCCAAGGATGTGATCTTAATACAGCATCTCTGGATGGTTCATATAACGCATTGCATAATCTAGCTCGTTCTGTGTCATCTGTAAGTGAAGTAATAGGGTCATCCCCTAAAATACGCAAAGCATTTGAACAAATTGATACCTCTGTTGCCATAACTTTATAATACTCGTAGGGATGACATAATTCAATATATCATCCCTACCTTGTTATTCTTAGCTACTTAATCTACAACATATGTCACGACTAATGTGATGTCGCCAGCTGCAGCAGTTGCAGCGACTGTCTCCATAGTCAATGCAATTCGTAGAGGAACACCTGGGTCTGAAGTAAGACCACCATCTTCCCATACAAAGTTAGCTACAGTATTTACGTTCCTAGCTTCAAAAGCTACTTCAACACCAGATGTATTAGCTGCTTGTAGAGTTGTTATTGCACTTGCGTAAGCATCTCTATCAATCAGTCCATTAGCTGCATAAGCAGTTGCTGAAGCATCTGTATCATTGAATTTTGTACCACCATTATATAGACCAACATCAGTAGCAAGGGCTGGTGAGCCACCACTATCTAAGTCGTCATTGTATAACATGATACTAGCTATTTTAGCATTAGAAGGTACTTCCGCTAACATGACAATATCATCATCATCGATATCACCAGTACCAGCAGCGATAGTATCCATAAACACACGCATTTTTCCTTGTCCACTACCTGCTTCCAGGAGTGTCCTTGGGGTCGCATCAAGATTTGTAACTTCTATACCTTTTGCTGTTGCCATTATTTTATTCTCCTTTGTTTAAATTTATTCTGTGCAAGCAATTTCCACCATCTTATCTTCTTCGATACGAGTAGCACCGATAGTCATTGATAAAAATACCTGTGTTGCATAGTTCTTATCTGCTCTTTCGGATATCTTAGTCGTAATATCTGTTCCAAGAGCAAGCCCTATTGCAGATTGTGTAAACATCAATACTTGCCTATTACCATTACTATCTGTTCCTAATCTTTGGGAACGAATAAATTTGAATCCTAGATAAGTATCAATATCTCCTTGTGCCAATGCTTTTACTGTATTGTAGTCAGAAGATGTTACTTGAGTTACATTTAACAAGTCACTAATTTGACCTGCAGCACATATCACAAATCTTGGTTCTTCTGGATCTACATCATTAGCATCGATGATTTCTTTACCAGACAAAAGTTTTGCTAAAGTCAAACCACCTGAAGCATGGACTACTTTCTGACCTGATGGTAACGAAACCGATGTTCCACCAGCTACTCCACCATAAGATGTTCCAGTAGCAGCAGAGACGATTGCGTCATCCATTGCTCTACCCATCGCCCAAGCACCCGCCAATGCGTACTCAGACTGAGGGCTAATAAGCAGTCTTACTTTGTCTTCTTGGTCGATTAAGTCTGCCCAATCATAGTCATCCAATGATACTTTACGTCTGGAATGTGGTGTATCCATTCGTGGAGTGTCAGAATGACGTGATGTTCTTTTCTGTGCAGCAGTAGAACCGACTCTTTCAAAGAAATGGGATTTACCAGTTATTGTCTCTGTTCTAACCGCATCTCTTAACCTAGAACCCTTTTGCTGTGCCAGATGGAACACGTTGCTTTTATATTGTTCAACAAAAGCTGTTGTTATCTGTATTGACATAATTCAGTCCTCCATTAAAATAAATTTTTTACGGCTTTTGTCCTAGAAAGGGAAACCTTATAGTACACGATACTATCAGTCGAATGTTTATAGCCGATTATGGCTACCATTTCGTTATCCTAACAGGGCGAACTTGGTACGCAAATTATATCAT